AACACCAAAATCTGAAGGCATAGAAGCCATGTATGGACTGGTGGGCGGACCAGTGAAAATGGGATTGTGGTTTGATGCCAGCCCGCTTTGGGTGTTGGTAAGAGCTACCGGTAAAACAAGTCCAGACGCATCTGTCCCGTCAGCAGACAGGTTACTACTACTGCCGCTTGCGTTACCGACCACAGAAATTCGCTGAAGTGATGCTAAATCAATATATTCAGAAGACGTTATGTTTGCGCGTAAAGCTGCTGCGCCTAGATATGTTCGTCTAGTGTGACCACCGAAATGCTTAAAATCTAAAATTGACATATTAAGTGATGCGCCGGATACAACTGCAGTAACTCCGTTATATGCAACTTTATTTTGATCAACAAAAGAAGAAGCATTAAATCCTGCTGAAGGAATAAAAAAGGCTCTATTAATCGAACCATTTCTTACCAAAAACCACGAAACATCGGTATCAACTGCGCTGGTGTAGCGAGTAAGAGTAGCTGTTGTAGATGCGCTAAAGTTACTGTCGGCTAGTCGGCGATGATTTGTTGTCGCATTAGTTGTTGTTGCAAAATAATCAAGATACTGAGTGCCTGTAGGGACGTGGGTAGAAGCATTCCAATCAAGAGCCGTGTGTAGAAAAACACCGCTAGTTGTGAACATAAACCAATAGTAGACCGTGCCATAAGTTTTTGAGTTGTCGTTAATGACGCGGAGAATGCGATTTTCAATTGTGCCGCTAAGAAAACTATCGAACCAGGCGGTCATCAAACCGGCGTCTATGAAAGCGGTCTCGAAAATACCTGCGAGGCCGCTGGCCGTCCAGGTTGCTGTTGCGGTATAAGTCTGCTTAGTGACGGCCATGGCTCAGGTGATCTCCTCGTAGTGGATGGTCAGATCGATGGTGGAAACGGCGTTGGCTTTGGCGTACAGGGCGTCGCCTTCTTCAAGGTAGAGGTATTCGTTGCGGTCCAGCAGGACTAAGGAGGACTCTGGCGGCACGGATAGGCTTTTGCCGATGTAGGAGTGGGTGCTGCTGCGGTAGACGGTGAGGTCAACGGAACCTGACGACGAGGTCAAATTGCAAGCGCGAACGACGTTGACCTTAAGGAGCTGGTTGCTTGATGCACCGTTAGCCAGGGCAGAGGCAAGCGAAGCGGTACAGGAGTAAACCGCTGTTCTGCCCGTGATTGTCGTGGGCTGCTTGAGGTTAGGAGCGGCCATGGCGTATCAATCTCCCCACCAATCTACTTGGAAGTCGCGGTCCCATCCCCAGATCTGACTGGACATGCTTGAGAAATAGTCAGATTGGAGGCTGACATAGATGAAGGTCGCGGCGTTGCCCGTGAGCGCAAAACCGCCGGACTGGGCTTCGGCGTAGTAGTTGCGGAGCAGGGAGGCGGGTAGAGCGGTAAGAGTGAAGGTGCCTGTATCGGCGTAAATTGGGCGGGTTTTGCTTAGGGCAGCATCGGTTCCGGTTAAAGCGAAGGAAGCGGAAGCAGCAGTCGTGACGTATCCGCGCAGAAAACGCGTGCTCGTTCCGGTCACCGTGATAGGTGCCGGTGTAGGCCGGAAGCTGGGGAAATTGAAGGAGAAGACTTGGCGGACGGTGGCCTGAACCTGGCTGTGAGCACAACTTGAGGGGGTTTTGGTCCAGTCGTCGCAGCGATAACGGCCCTGGTTGTGGTAGGGGGGTCTCCAGAGAAACCACTCGTTGTTGTGAGCCCGTTCAGCGAAAAAAGCGTCTAGAGCATCGGCCTCTTCGGGGCGAAGAACCCAGCGAATGTCCCATTCGGGTGCAGTTTGATTAAGGCCAAAAGTTTTGCGCTGTTCTATGCCACGTTCAGGAAGACGGGCTTGGCGATGCTTCGGCATCACCTTTTTGCTAAGAGGGTAGACGGGCGGGTAGTCCGGCAAGTGGATGTCTGTCATTGTTATTGCGCGAGGATTCCGCCTGGACGTTTTTGCTTAAGTAGCTCTTGCTGGACAGCTTCGGATACGGCACGAGCCAACTGTTCGCCTTTCTGCGAATCGCCTTGGACCGCAGAGCCCTTGGCGTCGACGTTGACGGTGACGTTGTTGACGATGCCACCGCCACTGCCTGCAGCTTCGACACCGAGACGGCCGCTTGAGAGTCGGCGCAGAGGCATGATCGCCTCCGGCCCGGCTTCGCCCATCAGCCCGAAGGAGTCCATGCCCCCGTTGGCGTAGCGGAACAGGGTCGGCTTAGTGACGACTCCGCCCATGGCGAAGTACTGCATGTTTCCGGGGAAGCGCTTGGCGGTATCGGTGGAATCCGCTGCACCGCGTGGGCCGTAAACGCCGCCCAAAGCCGCGACGTCGATGGACGCTCCAGTGCCTACGGCGTAAGCCTCGGCGTTGGTGGCCCCAAAAACGCCACCGTTTGCGAAGCCGCTAAAACCAAAAGCATTGCCGACCATGCGGACCAGGCTCTTCATGACAAGTTGCTGGATAATCATGCGGGCGGTGTCGCGCATGATTGCGGCAGCAAAAGCGGCGAAGTTGGTCGTACCGGTAGTGGTGAGCTCGTACAGCGCGTTCTCGAGGCCCTGGAAGCCTTGGACCGTTAATCTCGATACGGCTTCGTTCATAGTGCCGAGGGACTCAATATATTGGGAGGCGCCTGCTTGAAAGCCAGCGTTGACGCTGGTGTTGAACTGCTGTTGAGCGTCATAGTTTTCGCGGAGGAGACGGAGGCGTTCGGCGTAGGCGGTGTTGGTGTCTTCGATAACCTGACGTAGAGCGCCCTCTAGAGCCGGATTATCTTTGATGAGGTTGTTGTACTGCTCGACAACGCGATTTTGCTCGAGTTGGGTTTCTTTGATACGGACCTGAAGATCGATGTAGTCCGGAGAGACAAGTTGGGTAGCGAGTTGATTGCGGAGTTGCTGAAGTTGATTATTGTCTTGTAGAGTTTGGTTTTGATCGCGAAGTTGCTGGGTTTGGGCAGCGATGAAGCGGCTGATTTCGGCGGACTGAAGTTTGGGAAGGGTTTCGCGTAGGAGGGTGAGTTGCTCCTCTTCGGCGCTGAGGGCTTGAGAAGCGACGGCGGCGTCGCCTGTTTCGCGAGCCACGCGACGTTGTTGGGCGGCAACGCCGCCGGGGAGGCGACCGCCCTGTTCGAAGCGGCCGTGCAGGATCTTGTAGACCTTGCCATCGGGCGTCATGAAGGCGGTTTCGTCGCCGTGGGCCGTACCAGCGCGGCTGCGCACCCACTGAGCGCCGCCTTTGAGTTGGAGGCCAGCGCCGGCGGGGAAGGCGTAATCCCAGCCGCCGTGGATGCGGCCGGGGCGAGGCGCATTGAACGTTCCACCGGGAACAGTTACGCCGGCTGAAAGCGCCTTCCTAGTGCTGCCGACGATGACTTCGACGAATTGGTCGAGGGCGGTGCGGCTGAAGTAGCTGCGATCGGCGCGCTTGATGTCGAAGTGCGGACCAGTGCTGGTGGGGCCGATGCTGCCTTGGCGGTAGATGCCCTGAAGCGCAGAAGCAGGGCCGCCTTGGGTGACGGCCTCCATGCGTTGCGCTGAGATAGCGCCCTGGCGCGCCTCAACGACGCGACGCATCTGCTCGAGTTCTCGAATTCGCAGATCGCCAAGGGTTTTAACAAGCTGTTGGACATTGGATGCAATGTCCCGCTGGACGCCGGTAAGGGCGGCAACACGTGCCTCCGTTTCAGCATCGATAAGCTCTTTATTAAGTTCAAAGCGACGACGATCCAGCTCTACCTGATGTTTGAAGACGGCGTCTTCTAAGCGAATGCGGGACTGCGCAATAGCTTCGGCGAGACGCTGCTGTTGATCCGCTGCTGCTTGAGCGTCTTTAGCTGCTTTATCGCCGGCTTTCTTACCTGTAGCATCCTTATCATCTTCAGGAAAGCGCGTAAGCATTGAGTCATTTATTCCTTTAAGTGATGATTCAACTTTGGTTGTTACATTGTCTACAATGCCTTCAATCAGTTTTCCTAGTCCAATAGCAGCACCTATACCAATGCCGCCTCCAATTATTGCGCCTACGATTTTTCCTCGGGTCGCACCAGCGGCTAAACCAGCGATAATGGCTTGTGTACCAGCGCGGGCCGACTCGACCGCTAGCAGTGCTCGTTGGATATTCAATAAGGCTCTAAACGCTGTATAAAGGTTTTTAACGCCGCTTATGAATGTCGTAATGTTTGATGCGACAAAAACACCGGCAGATATACCTCCAAACACAACCATTGTTTTGGTTAATCCAATAATCAGTCCGTTTAATTGTTTAATTAGGTTAAATCCACTGCTTATAGCTTTATACATTGCGGTTATGCCAAAACTTATACCTTTTGCGGCTAAAACCAAGCCGGGAGTAATTTTTACAATAAATTCAGCAAATGCGTTTTGGAATTGTGAGCCAAGGGGCTGTAGAGCTGCGCCCACTTGAAGACGCATTTCATTGAAGGCGACGCTTAGGCGGGCGCCGGCGTCTTGGGAGGATTGGGCAATTGTTAAAGCTGTGGTTCCGTAACGCTTACTTAAAAGTTCGATGAACTTCATAAGATCGTTCAAACCTACTTGGCCTTGCTGAAGCGCTTTTTGGAGCTCGGGGCCGGATTTACCGGCGGCCTGGGCGAAGAGGGTGAACGTTCCAGGGAGGCGCTCAGCGATTTGGTTGAGTTCTTCGGCGCTGACCTTGCCTTTGGAGAAGACCTGGGTGAGCGCGAGGAGGGCGCCGTCGACTTGTTCAGCGCCGCCACCGGTGGCTTTGATTGCTTCGCTCATAGCACGGAAGGCGAAGGCGGAATCGTTAACCGTGCCACCGGCGCCGATAATCGCGGCACTAAGCCGTGTCATCCCTCGGATGGCATCTTCTTGAGGAATGTTGAGCTCGCGGGTTGCCGCACCAGCGGCGCTGAGAGCGCGGTTGTAGGCGTCTTGGCTGCCCGCAATGCCGCGCAGTGCGATCTGCAGCTTTTGGATTGAGGCGGCATAGTCGGCGGTGCCGGCGATTTGCTGACGGAACATACCGACTTGCGCACCAGCGGCTGCACCAGCGAAAGCGCCGCCCACACCACCGAAAGCCAGGCCGCCAAGGCCACCTAAGAGGCCTTCGGGACCGCCGAAGATGCCGCCGCTGATGGCAGCGCCGACGCCTTGCGCCATCTGCATACCGGTGAGCCGGCGACTGTCGTTACTAAGGCGCTGGCGCTGTTTGTTTAGGCGTTCCAGCTCGACGGTGGCGCTGCGGTAGGCGGGTGCAAGTGGGTTGACGGCATTGCGGAGTTCGGTCCAGGTGCGGATTTGAGCGTCGAGGCTGTTGATGCTGCCGTTGCTGGCGGATTTGACGTTGTTGAGTTCGACAAAGATTTCGCGGAGGGGCCGGCGGGAGCGATCTGCGGAGCGACCCAGGTTGTCGAAGCTGCGAGCCGCGGCCTCGGCTGCTTGAGTGCTAAAGCCTACGGCAGCGGCCTGGCCTACAGCCGCGCTAACGCCTGGTGCTGTACGTTCGCGGCCTGATGGCGCGCCGAATGTGGTTTCAACAACACCGGTGAGGGGCCTGGCGCCGCCACCCATGAGGGCGCCGGGAGCAATCGTTCCGGCGGTTTGACCGGCAGCTGGGAGAAGTAGTGGGGTGGCTTGAGCAGCAGATTGGATGCGCTGACTGAGCTGGGCGAATGCCTGCTCTTGTTGCCGCATGGCGGCACGGTTGAAGTAGTTGCCACGAATGCGTGCGTTGGCTGCATTTTGCTCCGCGGTGGCAGCTTGGGTCGCCATGTCGGCGACGTTGCGGTAGCTGTTGGCTAGGTCGTTGAGACGGCGAGTGAGCTGGACGCTTTCGTTGCTTAGTTGAGCGAATTCTTGAGAGCCTTCGGCGGTGGTGGTGTCGAGGACTTTTAGGCGTTCGCGAACGAAACTGAGCCGTGCGCCAAGATCTTGGGCGGCTTGGGAGGTTCCGCGGACACGGCTGCGGTACTCCTCAAGTACGACTGCCTGGGCCGCGGCTTCCTGGTTGCTAAGGCTTTCGAGGCCGGCAATCTGGGACGCCATTGCACGGCTTAAAGGGCTGCCGGCAGGCGCTGTAGCAAAACGACTCCGGGCAGCACTAAGCAGCTCGTTTAAGCGGGCAGAGGATAGCTGCCCTAAGGCCGTTCCAAGCTTACTTAAGTCTCGAATTAGGAGTTGGACGTCGTCACTAACCGCAGTAAAAGTTTGTTCAAGTTCTTTTCTAGTTTCGTCAGCTTTTTTACGGATTTGATCAAAGATAAGAGCAACGCCGACACTGGCGGCAATCCCACCGGCGGTAGCGGCAGGCCCAAGGGAAGTGAAAGCCTGGGAAACGCCGCTCATCATCTGTTCAAGCGCGGCGAGTTTGCCTTGGAGCGCTTGGATATTTGTGCCGGCTTCTTGCAGGCGAGTAATAGCCTCAGGAGAAACGATTTGAGAGAGCTTCTCTCCGATTAGGGGTACTCCGGCAAGCGTGCCTTTAAGGCCGGTTAGGCTGCCAGCACCAGCGCCGTAAAGGGCGGCAACGCCTCCCATGGCTTTGGCGCCGAGGCCACTAAGCGCACCGCCGGCACCAAGTGCGGCAATGCCTTCGACGCTGCGTGCCACCTGACCGAGCGCCGTTTTACTCTGTTCGCCTAAGCGCTTGAATAAGCCTATTGTTTCTGTTACGCCTGCTTTTGCAGCACCTAAAGCATTGCGGGTATTGGCTACGGTCGTCTTACCTAAATTGCTAAGTTCTGTTTGTTGAAGTGTTTTTACTTTTTGTGTAAGATTTGTAATATCGTTTTCAAAAAGGTCAAAGGCTTCGGAATTAGCGCGAGTTTCAGAGCGCAGTTTCTTGAGGTCTTCGATGTAGCGCTTTACTTGGCCGGAGGTGACTTTTGTGGCCTCAGCACTTTTGAGAAGTTTTGTGCGCTGGTCAAGAATTTCGGCGGAAGCGCCACCAAGCTCGTCTTTGAGGCGTTTGATGTCGTCGCCAAGAGTCCGGTAAACCTCACTACTGACGCCTGCTTGTGTGCGAAGCCCTTTTAGTGCCTCGAGTTGGCCCCTGATGAGCTGTTCGCTTCGGTCAGCAGCGTTACCAAAATCAAGAACAGATTGCCGAGCACGGTCCAGGGCAGAAGCAGTGGGCCCGTCAAGAGCTTTTGCTAATTCGCGGAAAGAACTCTTGACGTTATCGAGCTTGTCGACACCGTCAATGTTTAGCTTTACTAATAGTTCTTCAATTTGCTTAGCCATTGGAGTCAGCCTCCTGCTGCTTGGCTAGTTCGCTGAGGGCGGCGGCTTCCATTACCTGAAGGCCCTCCAGCATAGTGAGGCGGTCCTGGACCGAGTATAAGTCCATCAGACCGCCTTGCATGAGCAGCACATCGTATTTAAGGCCGAGGTAGCCGGCCGTTGTTGTATTCCATTGTGTCTGCATTCTTAGGAACATCATGACGATGTCCCAGTTTTCGTCCCAGACCTCAAAAAGGTTGAGGCTGCTGTCTTCTGGTGTGTTTTGTTTGGGTAGGACAATGCCAAAGGCGGCTGCGTCGTCCTTGGTGCTGTCTTCGATTCGCTTAAAGCCACCGCACCAGTAGACCGCAGCGTCCTTCAGTTTCCCAGTTTGGCGCCGTCAAAGGTGTCGGTGTACGCCTTGAGGACACCGCGAATCCAGTAGGGGTCATCACTCAGCTCGCGGAGGGTATCGGTTGAGAAGGGGACTTCGGTGCCGTCCTCGTTAGAGATACCGGCCCAGTCGAGGACAACCGACTTGATCAGGATCCAGTCGCCCTTCTCGCTGAGCGCCGCAAAGTCTTTACGGCCCAGGCGTTTAAAGGTGATGTCGAAGGTGTTGGAGTCGAAAGTACCGCCGTCGGTAGGCTCTTCAACGGTTACAGGCCATTTGAAGGTCTTTACTTTTTTGCGAATAAACGCCATTAGCTGTGCTGTAGGAGCATAATAAGTATAAGGCCAAATAGAAAAAGCCGCTAAGCCTTGAGGGCTCGGCGGCTTTGGTGGGGTAGGGCGGAGCGACTAGGACTCAGGCGAAGAGCAGGCTGACCTCGTCGTTACCTGCAGTTGTGGGGATGGCGGTGAAAGGCAGGGAGAGCATGTGAATGCCGTCCTGGTCCTGGTAGGAGGGGTCGCCGATGTCGACTCGAGTGGAGTAGAGGGAGACGATGTTGCCGCCGGTGGTGCCGTGGACGAACGAGAGCTCGCCGGTGGTGCCGTCGGTAAGGGCTGCCGTGAAGTAGTCCTTGGTGGCGATGGTGGGGGCTTCGATGACGGTGGTGCCAGTGGCAGCACGGTCAGTGATC